GGAAACACATGGCCAAAGGCATGAAGTCTGCACATCCCGATGCTGCAGTTAAAAACATGCGAGCCGGTGGCAAAACGCCCACAAAGCTTGCCAAGGGCGGTAAGACCAATGAGATGATGATGCAGTATGGTCGCGGTATGGCCAAAGTTAAGAATCAGGGGAAGTAACATGGCCAAGATTAACAATCTACCCGCTTCTGCGTACGCCAAGCCCCACACCATGAGTGGTGCGCCTGTTGTTCCATCTACAAACCCCGGCATTCCCCCAAATCGCAGTAAAGCCGACACCGTTAATATGTCTATTGGCAATATCAGCAAAGCTGCTGGTAACGAAACCACTAAGACATCCGGTATCGTCACCCGTGGTAACGGCGCAGCGACCAAGGGAACTATGGCCAGAGGCCCGATGGCATGAATTACACGCAACTCAGCAACGCTATTCAAGCGTACACGGAGAACACGGAAGCAGATTTCGTGGCTAATATCCCCGTGTTCGTTCAGCAAGCTGAAGAGCGTATATTCAACTCGGTACAGTTTCCGTCTTTGCGCAGTAATGTGACAGGCGTAACCACAACAAACAACAAGTACTTGCAGTGCCCCACAGATTTTCTGGCGGTGTATTCTTTAGCTATTATTAGCGCCAATGGTGAGTACGAGTACTTGTTAAACAAAGACGTTAACTTTATCCGGCAGGCGTATCCACAGCCCACAGACACAGGGCTTCCTAGGTACTATGCTTTGTTTGGCCCACGTTCAGACAATCCGGCAGAGCTAACTTTTATCCTTGGCCCAACGCCAGACGCCGCATACGGGGCGGAACTGCACTATTTCTTTTATCCCCCTTCAATTGTTCAAAGCCCTGTGGCTACATTAGGGGCTATTACGGGCGGTAGTGCATACACAGCCGGTACATACTTTGATGTGCCTTTGACGGGCGGTTCTGGAAGCGGGGCACTAGCCACAATAACTGTTGCTGGCGGTGCAGTAACAGCCGTAACTGTTACAGATGGTGGCTTGCAGTATGGAGTCGCAAATACGCTGTCTGCTGCAGCAGCTAATATTGGTGGGACAGGTTCTGGTTTTTCCGTTCCTGTTGCTTCTGTAACTAACTCAGGCGGTACGTCTTGGCTAGGTGATAACTTTGACCCCGTGCTCTTGTACGCATCTTTGGTTGAGGCTTATACCTACATGAAGGGTGAGGCTGACATGATGGCTCTGTACAACCAGAAGTTCATGGAAGCTCTTGCGTTGGCCAAGCGTTTGGGTGATGGTATGGAGCGTCAAGACGCTTACCGTTCTGGTCAGTTCCGTCAGAAGGTAACTTGATATGTCGATTATCCAGACCCAGACCACCAGCTTTAAGGCGCAGTTGTACCAAGGTATTCATGACCTGACAACTGACGTTATTAAGATTGCCTTGTACACGGCTAGCGCAGATTTGAATGAAGATACAACTGTGTACAGTTCAACCAATGAAGTACCTAACACAGGCACTTACTTTGCTGGTGGGGCACAGTTGACTCCCATCACGGTATCGTCTTCTGGATACACAGCCTTTGTAGGCTTCCCCAACATCTCTTGGACAGGCGCAATCACCGCAAGATGTGCGTTGATTTACAACTCTACCCAAGGTAACAAATCCATAGCGGTGTTGGACTTCGGTTCTGACAAAACATCCGTTGGTACATTTACAATCACCATGCCCGCAAACACCGCTACGGCGGCTCTCATTCGTAGTTCTAATTAAGGAGTCATCATGACTATTGAAAAAACCAAAGCCACTGACGTTGTTTCTAGTGGTCTGACTTGTAACACCAAAGCCGGTGAGGACGCAAAGGCGACCGGTTTATTTGAAATCAAATGCCATGACAAAGATGGTAATTTGAAGTGGTCTGCCGAGTCTAAAAACTTGGTGGTTAACGCGGGTCTGGCATACATGGCGGGCACTGCTTTGACTTCAGTAACCCAGATTACTACTTGGTACTTAGGTTTGTACGGCGCTGGCGCTTCTAATACACCTGCGGCTGGCGACACAATGGCTTCCCATGCTGGCTGGACAGAAGTTACTGCTTACAGCAACGGAACCCGTGTGACTGCTACTTTTGTAACAGCTACAACCGCTGATCCCTCTGTAGTGACTAACTCAGCTTCTCCCGCAGTGTTTAACATCAACGGCACAACAACAGTTGGCGGTGCGTTTTTGACAAGCGACGATACTAAGGGTGGCACAACAGGAACATTGTTCTCTGCGGCTGACTTTGGCTCACCCGGTGACCGTTCTGTGGTGAACAGCGATACTTTATCTGTGACTTACACATTCAGCTTGGCGGCTTAATATGTCAGCGTGGGGTTCCGGCACATGGGGTGAAGGTGGCTGGGGCTTCACGGCTTTTTCAAGCACGGTTACTGAGACTGCAACAGGTACAGATGCGGTAGCAGCGGCACTCAGTGTCAGTGCTTCGGTTAGTGAGACTGCTACGGGAACAGATGCTGTATCAAGTTTGGTACAGGTCAACGCGGTGGTTACGGAAACGGCTACGGGTACAGACGCAATAAACGCAACGGCGGCATTTGGGTCTTCGGTCAGTGAAACAGGTACAGGTAGTGATGCAATAACAGCATTACTAACGTACAACCCAACCATAGCAGAGACAGCAACTGGGACGGATGAAGTATCGAGTGTTCCTGTGTACGCGGCTACAGTTGCAGAGACTGCGACAGGTACGGATGCTGTGGATTCTAGTTTTGTGTTGTTTGGTGATGTACAAGAAACAGCAACAGGGTCGGATGCCGTAGTAAGTAGTTTGTCGGTCAGTGCAGATATTACTGAGAGTGCAACGGGAACAGACGTTATAACGGGGTCAAACGGTGTTGGAGTTTCAGTCAGCGAGACAGCTACAGGGTCAGATGCCGTTGTTTCATTGCTTACATTAAGTTCTTCGGTTGCTGAGAGTGCGACGGGAACAGACGATATAGCAGGGTCAAACGGTGTTGGAGTTTCAGTGACTGAGACAACAACGGGTTCAGATGCGGTAGATGCGTTGCTTACACTGAGTTCTTTGGTTACCGAGAGCGCAACAGGCACGGATGCAATTACAACAACGGCAAGTTTGGGTGTAGCGGTAACAGAAACTGCAACGAGTGCGGATACATTGACGGCTGCGGCGGCGTTTATTGCCTCTATCAATGATTTGGCAACTGGAACAGATTCAATAACTGCACGGCCTTTCTGGGAAATAATTGATGACACGCAGAACGCAAACTGGCAAAATATTGGTAACACGCAAACGGCAGGTTGGGCTGCTGTTGCAACGAACTAGGAGTATTTAAATGGCTACAGGATATTCAACCAACCTAGAACTTGCACTGCCGGTACAGGGTGAGTTATCTGGTACATGGGGCAACACCGTTAACAACGGGATTACGCAGTATCTTGACACAGCCATTGCGGGTAGTCAGATCATCAGCGGTAGCCAGACTGCGGTTACGCTTACAAACACCAATGGCGACGCGTCAAATACCAATATTGCACAGGCTGGCAGTGGGGCTACTGGAACAGCGCAGTACCAAATTATTCGTTGCACCGGCAACCCCGCAAGTCTGTTGACAATCACAATTAGCGATTCACTTACTGCTGGGTACAGCAAGACATTCATTATCATCAACGCTACGTCTACAAGTCAGTCAGTAAAGATTGTTGGTAGCGGCCCCACTACAGGAATTACAGTTGCTTCTGGTGACAAGGCGCTGGTAGCGTGGAATGGTTCTGACTTCGTGCGCGTAGGCGCATCGGCTGGCGGCTCTGATACACAGGTTCAGTTCAACAGTTCGGGTAACTTGGCGGGCTCCGCCAACATGACTTTTGACGGCACTAAGCTGACTGTTGGAAACATTCTTGATTCAGGTCTTACCGCAAGTAAGCCTGTCTTTACAGACGCAAGTAAGAACTTGGTGTCTACTGGAACTCTTGGTGTTGACCAAGGCGGTACAGGTCTTTCTACAGCCACTGCATACAGCGTGGTGTTTGCAGGAACTACCGGCACTGGGGCGTTCCAAGCTGCTGCTGGCCCCGGTACAGCGACACACGTTTTGACAAGTAATGGCGCTGGCGCATTACCTACATTTCAAGCACTGCCTGCTTCTGGCGTAAGCAAGGGCCAAGCAATCGCTTTTTCACTCATCTTTGGTCTGTAAGGAACTATCATGGCAAATCCCAACATAGTAAACGTAGCCGCCATTTACGGTAATACGTCTACAAACTTAATTTCATCTACAGCCGACCCGTTTGCAACTGCGCTGGTTAACAACGCAGCCTCTAGCGGCAAGGTCTATAAGATCAACTCGATTGTTGTAGCCAACGTAGATGGCTCTGCTGCGGCAGATATTACGATCAAAATCTTTTCTGAAGACGATCTTGGCGGCACAGGAACAGCGATTGTTTCTACCATTTCTGTGCCTGCTGACGCCACACTGATTGTGACCGACAAGACCACTACGTTCTACCTACTGGAAGACAAGTCTATCGGGGCAACGGCTGGTGTGGCAAACGACCTTGTGGTGACCTGTAGCTGGGAAGAAATCAACGCCTAAGGGGGCATTATGCCACTACGTCCTCCTGCTGGGTTTATCTCAGCCTTTTTTGATCCGCTGAACAACCCTAATGCGCCGACCATTGGGACGGCCACGGCTGGTGATGCTTCTGCGTCTGTAACTTTTACGCCACCTACCAATGTGGGCGGTTCGGCTATTTCATCTTATTCAGCGTTGTCTACGCCCGGCGGTCTTGTGGGTACTGCGGCTTCTTCCCCGATAAGCGTCACAGGCTTGACTAACGACACGGCTTACACGTTTGCTGTGTGGGCAACAAACACTTATGGCCCTAGTGCGTACAGTGCGTCTAGTGGCAGTGTTACGCCTGTTGCTACAAGAGGTTTGTTTGGTGGAGGGTTTGGTTCTTCATATTCAAACGTAATTGACTATGTAACTGTATCTACTACTGGCAATGCCACCGACTTTGGTGATTTAACATCGGCAAGATGGTTTGTAGCTGCTGCATCATCATCAACACGAGGTTTATTTGCTGGCGGCGAAGTTTCTGGCCCAACTAGTGTTGCAACAACCGATTATGTCCTCT